TAGTCTTTTACCAATATCTTATGGATCCCCTCATGAGATATATGGTCGCCTACTTTCCAATTAGCGATGCATGTCACAATTTCATTACATTCGTTTAGATCCAATCCATAACGTACTGTTATGGTTTCTAATGGTATTTCAGGAAAAACTTCATCATCTACTTCTAAATGACGAGCTTCAAGTTTAACCTCAATAGCATTATTGAAAGTGAATCTAGCTCTAAGAGCATCGATAAGAAAATTGCTAGGTTGGTGTTTGTGACCATTTATAATAGCACCAACATAAATCTCACACAAAATGTTTCTGTCCATTTCTGTAAACTCCGTTAAAGTGAGACCAGGGAATTGTTCTTTGGTTAATAAACCAGAGATAGTACCTAAATTTCTAACATACACACCCAATGCAATGGATATGTAAACCTTACCATCTACAACATAACCAAAATATTTGACATATGTAGCTTGACTAAATTCAGTTAAAGTATCATCAATTTCTTGAACATACCCTGAATTCTCAGCCCACTGTTTCAAATGTAGGTCAGTAGCATTGAGAGGTTCTTGCATGACTGAAAGGAAAAACCCTGTGTTTCCCAATCCATTTATGGCACTAGTTACACCACTACCACTTCCCAGTGATATTAAAGTTGGTGTAAACTTTCCAAATTCTTTTTCACAATGTGGATTACGTAAAGTAATAGGTCTAGTATGCATCTTGAGATAATTCAAGACATCATCTTCGCTCGCGAATTTTTGCATAGCTAAACCCATTATATAGAAAGCTCCAGAATTTTGAGTTGAATCACATGATTTAATGTCCAGTTCCACTATCGATGAGGTGGCCTCTGTCCTTGTAAACATAATTCCATCATCTCCATTAGATGATGACACTCTCCCAGGTCCTTCATAACCCATCCACATATCATGTCCCTGGCGGAACACATCAAGCACTGCTGCTCGGTTATTTTTGAATATGGATCTGTGTCTGATACTAGCTGAATACACTGATTTGAACATGGTGGACATAATAGAATTATCTACTATACTTCCAGTTTTGTCATACCAATGGTCTAAGTTTGCTTTTAACATATCAAACACCCAAGGAAAATAAATACACGCCATACCATAAGATACGAATAATCTAGCATATTTACCTTCTTTTGAGGCTTCATTTTTCAACTTCATTTCTATTTTTGAAGTGATGCGTTTAAGGAACATAAGTTCGTTAAAGCGTTCTAGAAACCCCATTCTTTCCCATCTTTTCAGATGGGGAAAGTCCACATACATCTTTCTAAAATGCATCTGGTCAAAAAGAGCCTTAAAAGACTCTGTGCTCCACTTAATTCTATGCCACCAAGCCCTACTACGAGCCAATTTCAATATTCTATACATAGCTGTCGCTGATTGTCTATTATCAAAGAAGTTTTGTTCTTGATTTTCATACAATTGTGTAGTCTCGTTACCTTTTACAAGTAATTTCAATTTAGTTTGAAATCTATATTCAAACTTGAAATTCCACCCAACTTGTTGTGAGAAAGCGTACTGTCTGTACATTAGATAACGACTATATTTAATAGAAGCATCTGTGTCGATATCACCGTTGGGTTTGTGAAATGTCAATGGACATTTAAGTAGTCTGACTAGACTGGATGGAATATTCTGAGGGTGGTTAGATAAGTAAGTTGGAGATTTCTTC